CCGGCGCATTCGTTCATCCGCCGCGCCGTTACTGAGACACGCAAGCAAGTGCGCGAGGCAATCAAGCAGCGGTTTATCGAAGAGGTCAACGGCCAATCATGAGCATGGAAACCGATCTGGTTGTGCTGCTGAAAACCCTCTGCCCGCGTGTTTTTCCTGACGTTGCGCCAGAGGCAACCACAAAACCATACATCACGTGGCAAGGCTTGGGCGGCGAAACCGCCCGCTTTGTCGATAACACCGCCGCAGACAAGCGCAACACGCTGATGCAGGTCAACGTCTGGAGCACCACCCGCGCCGAAGCGCTGGCCATGATTCGCAGCATCGAGGATGCCATGTGCGCCTCTGCCGCGTTCCTGGCCACGCCGGGAGGCGAGGCGTTATCCACTTACGAACCAGATACGCAGCTCTATGGCTGCATCCAGAGCTATTCGATCTGGGCCGCCAGATAACCCGAAAAACAAACCACACAACTAACCCGCTTCGGCGGGTTTTTTTATGCCCGCAAAGGGCGCAACCAACCGCCTCACGGCGGTTTTTTTTCGTCCCTTGAAAGGAACACCATGGCCTATTTTTTCCCAGAAGGCAGCTCTCAGCAGTTCTCGCAAACCTTCGCCAGCGCTAAAACCATTACCGCTTTGACCAACGCTAACCCTGCAGTCGCCACCATCACCGCCCACGGCTACGCGACCAACGACGAAATCCTGCTGACTTCCGGTTGGGAAGATGCGACCGACTCGGTTTACAAGGTCACTGTCATCGATGCCAACTCATTCAGCATTCAGGGCTTGGACACATCTAACACTAGCTTTTTCCCTGCCGGCTCCGGCACTGGTTCGGCGCAGAAGCTGTCCGGCTGGACGGCAATTCCGCAGGTTCTGACAATCAGCTCGTCGGGCGGTGACGCACGATTTGCCGACGTGGCTCCGCTGTCCAGGCGCAACGCTGTGAAAATCCCGACCGGCTTTAACGCCACTTCGGTCACTCTGTCGCTGGCTCATGACGCATCGAACGCCAACTACCAGACCATGCTTGGCATCAGCCGCACGCTGACGAAGGTGGCATTCAAGCAGGTGATTTCCGGCGGCGCGACAACATACGGCTACGGCTACATGAACGTGTCGGAAATGCCGAAGCTGAATAACAACCAGGTCAACACCGTAGACGCGGCCATCACCGTGTTGGGTCGCTCGATCTCGTACTCGTAACCCATAGTAGTTGCCACAAGGCCCGCTTCGGCGGGCTTTTTTTACGCCCGCAGGTCGCTCCTGTCCGGGCTTTTTTACATTCCAGAAAGACAAAATCATGGCAAAGATCAAGCTGGGCGCACGCCCGAAAAACTTCACGGCACCGGTCAAGTTCCAGATGCTGGACGGCACTGATGCGGCCATCGAAGTGACATTTAAGTACCGCACACGCACTGAGTTCGGCGCGTTTCTGGATGAAATCTACGCAGAAAACAACGTAGCCAAACCTGATGCAGACGAGGACAAGTCGTCGTTGCTTGAGCGTGCTTATCAATCTGGCGTAGAGCGTCACGCCGACCAGATCATGCGAGCCGCCGAAGGATGGAGCCTTGACGAAGCATTCAACGCGGAAAACGTCCAGGCGCTGTGTGACGAATTCCCCGCTGCTGCACTGGCAATCATGAGCGTTTACCAGCACGCCATTAACGAGGGCCGGCTGGGAAACTAAGGCAAGCGGTCTGCGCTGCCTACCGAAAGGAAGACACGCAGGCCGCGAATAACCCGTTTTTGGCCTCAATCGTCGCCATTCAAGCCGGCGATGTTGAGGTCTGGCCGGAAAACTGGCCGATTGTGATGCTGTTCTGCCGACTCGGAACGCAATGGCAGGTCGGCATGTCCGGCGCTGTTGGGCTGCGATACGAGGCGGTCTATCCGCTGCTGGATCGTCTGTTCGCAGATGACTGGCAGCAAGCGTTTGACGATCTGCAGGTACTTGAGCGTGCGGCATTGGATGCCATGCGTGAAGAAAACTAGGGCTGGCCATGTGCCGGCCCTTTTTATTTGGGTAAATCATGACTGACCAGATGAAAGTCCAAGCCGCCGTTGAGGTGAGTACGGAGAACGCAGAGAGCGCGCTTAAACGCGTCGGTGATGCTGCTGGTCAGATGGCAGAGCGCATGCAGCGCGAAGGCGATAAAGCCGGCGCTGCTGTTGATGGCATCGGCTCTGGCGCGTCGAAAAGCGCAGACGAGTTCAGCCGCGCCGAAGGCCGGATCGCCGCCAGCATCAAGCGCGCAACGACCAATCTTGAGCTGCTCGGCAAAACCGCATCGCAGAAGCTGGAATTCAAGATCGAGGAACGTGGCCTGGATAAGGCCAAGTTTGACCCTCTGCTGTCCAAGTTGCGTGAACTGGAATTGCGCTCGCAAGAGGCGTCGAGCGCGGCCAGTGCATCGCTGGGCAAGGTTGGTGTATCTGCTGCTCAGACTGCCGCAGCATTGCGCGGCGTCCGCGCTCAGTTCACCGATATCGTCGTCAGTTTGCAATCCGGCCAAGCTCCGTTGACCGTATTCCTGCAGCAGGGCGGCCAGCTCAAAGACATGTTCGGCGGTGCCGGCGCTGCGGCCAAAGCCCTTGGCGGCTATGTTGTCGGGCTGCTGACCCCGCTGAATCTGGCGGTAGCTGCCATCGGTGGCATCGGTTATGCCGCTTACGCTGGCGCGTCAGAAATGGACGAGTTCAAAAAGAATCTTGTTCTGACCGGCAACGTTTCCGGCATCACCACCGACAAATTCAACAGCATGGCCGCCGCCATGGACAACATCAGCGGCATCACTCGCGGCGCTGCTGCTGAAGCGCTGACGGCTATGGCCGCCTCCGGCAACATCGGCGCCACGTCGATTCAGAAGCTGACTGATGCCGCGCTTAAATTCGAAAAGGCCGGCGGGCCGGCAGTTGCGGAAACGGCTAAGCAATTCGAAGAGCTGGGCAAATCCCCGGTTGACGCTTCGGTCAAGCTGAGCGAGAAAACCCACTATCTGACGCTGGCGGTATACGAGCAAATCAAGGCGTTACAGGATCAGGGCAAGACCTCTGAGGCCGCTGCGGTTGCGCAGAATGCCTGGGCTGATGCGATAGACAAACGCACGCCAGAAATGGTGGAAAACCTCGGCCATATCGAAAATGCGTGGAAGGGGGTCAAAGAAGCGGTTGCCGAAGCTATTGATGCTGCAAAGGATTTGGGGCGTGTTGCCACGCCAAGCGAAAGAGCTGCGGCGCTGCATACGCAGATCGGCGAGATCGAAAAGCAGCTGGCCGACCCGTCTACTGTGCTGAATCGCAACCGCCTAAAGCAGGACAAGCAAAGCCTGATTGCCGAGTTGCAGGGGCTGTATGTCGAGATTCGCAAGACTCACAAAGATGAGTCGGCGAAAACGGCTGCAGCCGCGCGCGAACAGCAGCAGCTGGCCGCCAATGTCCGCTGGGACAAGCTGGCCGAAAGCCAGCGCAGCAAACGCGAGCAGTATGCCGAAGAGCGGAAAAAGCTCGATGCTGATCGGGCTGCGGAGCTGATCAGTGAGGCGAAATACCGGCAGGCCAAAGCCGATCTGGCCAGAAAATACGAAGAAAAGACCTCCACCGCCAAGCCGAAAAAATCTGACGAAGAAAAAGAGCGTGAACGGCAGGCCAAGTTGGATGCGGAAGACTGGGCGCGGCGCGTGGCTTATTCCCAGCGCGTGGCGGCCGGGATGGAGAAGGAGACCGACGCCATCTGGGCCAAGGTCAATGCCGAAGTCGCCGCGCGCGAGGCGGTTGGAAAAAGCCGTGTCGAGATCGAGGCCCGCACGCTGGCCTTGATGAATGAACAGCTGGCGTGGCGAGAAGCGCTTGGCCTGCAGGATGACGAAACCGAGCAGCTGAAGCGCAATATCGCTGCGCAGCAGGCCTTGATTGCAGCCGTGCGCGATACCGATTCGGCCAAACAGGCCGAGTCGCATGGCAAGGCCGCGGCTGAAGCCCATCGCAAAGCCGCCGCCGCCGCCGCCGCCGAATGGCAGAAAACCGTCGACCGCATCGACCAGACCTTCCACGATGGCTTTGTCGGCATGCTGGAAAAAGGCAAAGCGGACTGGGACGCCTTCGGCAAAGCGCTGGCGACCAGCTTCAAAACCGCCGTCGCCGACGAGATTTACAAGATGACCATCCGCCCGATGGTTGTTCAGGTAGTCGGGGCGTTTTCTGGTCAACCCGGCGTAGCCGGACAGGCGCAGGGTATTGGCGGGGTTATTTCCAACGTCCAGTCGGCCTACGCCGGCGTCTCCGGTGGCATCAGCAACGCCGCCAACTCGTTCGCCTTGTCCGGCATGGGGCAGTATCTCGGCCTAAGCACAGCCGGACAAGCCATGGGGCCTCCAACTGCGTCCGGAGCGATGGGCTATACAGCATCTGGTGCGACAATGACCGGCGCTGGCAGCACGCTATCGGCTGTCGCTGCTCCTGCCACTGCGGCATTGCTCGGCGAATACCTGATGGCCGAGATGGCCAAGGCCGGATGGGGGATGGACAACAACCGCAGCGCGGCCGGTGCGTATGCATCCAATCCGTACTTGTACATGGCCTATCAGGTCGGCTCGCGCCTGTTCGGCCACAACCGCAACATCAGCAACGATGCGGCGGGCATTCGTGGCACGTTCGATCTGTCCGGCTTCTCAGGGGAGAACTATCAGGAGCGGTCGCAGAAGGGTGGCGCGTTCCGCAGTGACAAGCGCTGGACTGATCTATCGAGCGTTGGCGGCGACATGGACAAAGCGCTCGACAGCATGCTCAAGCAGGCCGTCGCTGGCGTGCAGACCATCGGTCGCGCGCTCAACGTCGAAACCGAAGCCGCTCTGGAAGGCTTCAGCCACACGTTTGCGCTGCAGCTTTCCGAAAACGGCGATATGTCCAAGGCCGGCGAAAAGATCGCCGCCGAACTGAAAAAGGTGCAAGACGAACTGGCCACGCGGCTGGTGCCGAACATTGCCGACTTCTCCCGCTACGGCGAAGCCGCCAGCGACACCTTCGGACGCCTGAATCAGGAAGTGGTCGCCACCGATGCAATTCTGCTGGCGATGGGCAAAGACGCTGGCGAAGCGTTCGGCGCTGTCGGCCTGGCATCGATCAAAGCCCGCGAGGACTTGATTGATCTGGCTGGTGGTCTGGATGCTCTGGCGAACAAAACCCAGTCGTTCTACGCCAATTTCTATTCCAGCGAAGAGCAGTTAATGCTGGCCGCGAAACAGGCGCAGAAGGTGCTGACCGAAGGCTTTGCCGAGATTGGCCAGAGTATCCCCGCTACCCGTGAGGCGTTCCGGGCTCTGGTAGAGTCGCAGGACCTGAGCACCGAGTCTGGCCGCAAGTTGTGGAACAGCCTGCTTGACCTGCAGGACGAGTTCGACGCCGTAGCAGACGGGGCAGACGCCACCGCCGCCAGCATGCAGGCGGCAGCCGACAAGCTGGCAGCCGCCACCACCACCGCTAAACAGCGGCAGGCATCGCTGTTCGACACCTTCGCCAGTGATGCGCAGAAGTTGGCCGCCGCGCAGAGCATCGTCAACAACACGTTCGCGAGTATCGGTCGACAAGTGCCGGAAAACGCATCGATGCTCTTGCAGCTCGCACAGAGCATAGACCCCGCTACAGAGTCCGGGAGAGCGCTGATAAGCGCACTGGACAGCGTGAGTGATGCGTTTGCTTACGTCCAGACGGCCTCCGCAGCCGCCGCCGCCGCCGCACAACGGCAATCGATTGACGCGCTGAAAGGACAAGCCGATGCCATGCAGGGGCAGGCCGACGCGACAGCCAGTGCGATAGAGGCGCTGGCGGCCGGGATGGGGTCTCTTTCGCCGGCCGTTGAGACACTGGCCGACAAATTGACCGGCATAAGAGACAGGCTCGCAGCCAGCTACAGCAAGGACTTTGCGTCCGGTTTGGCTGGTCTCAATCAGTCCGTCGGCTGGCGCGATCAGTTGAGCGGCGCGCGCGGCAATCTGGCCGATGCGTTGTTTGATGCAAAACTGCGGCTACCCGGCGCCGATGTGGTCGGGATGCTGAGAGGCCGTGAGTCTGATCTCTGGTCGCAGATGGCGACGGCAACCGACAAGGGCCAGATCGCCGGACTGCTGCAGCAAACGCTGATGCAGCGCATACAGGCGGAAGCGGGCATCCAGACCGCCGCGCAACAGGATCAGGTCAAGCGGCTGCAGGAAATCCACGACCAGACCGTCAGCACGCTGGAGCTGCAGCGGGATCAGGCCTCAGCGCAAAAGACCGCGCTGCAGCAGCAGATCGGCGCGTGGCAAAAAATGCTGGATGTCAGCCAGCGATTGCGCGACACCGTCGCCGGCATGGCAGTTGATGACCTGTCCAGCCTAAACCCGTTTGAGCAGCTGGCCAGCGCACGGCAGGCGTTTGATCAGGCACTGGCAGCCGCCCGTGGGGGCGACACCGAGGCAGCAGGGCGTCTGGGGCAACTCGGGCAGGCATACCGGCAAGAGGGGCGAGACGTCTACGCCAGCAGCGCTGATTACGCGAGCATTGACCGCAGCGTGCGCGCCGCGCTGGAGTCGGTAGCCGGGCTGATGGATAAGTCTGGGCAGGTGAGCGAGGCCTCCAAGCAACTGGCACTTCTGGATAGTCAGGCTACATCGCTATCTGATCAGCTTTCCGTACTCAACAACAGCTACGCACTGCAGCAGCAACAGGCCGCCGCGTCGGTCAATACCGCCGCGCGGGAAATTGAGCTACTAAGCCATCTTGACGACGCACTGAGCCAGAGCCAGACCGGAGTTCAGTCGCTGATTGATAGCCAGCTTACTGGACTGCAGCGCATCGCTGATGCCATGAAAAACGACGGGTTTGTTGAGGCGCTGCAGCAGCAGATATCCGGCATCCCGACCGAGTTCTCCCGCCAGTTTGTCAGCTATACAAAGCCAGACGAATCACGCGAGATATTGCGACAACAGCTGGCGGCCACAAAGCAGCAGCTTGATGACGAAAAATCCAGATACAACGGGTTGGTGGCGATGCACAAAGAGCAGATGGAGCAGCTTCAGGACATGAATGCCAAACTGAGAGCCATTGAGAGCAACGCGACCCTGGCGAGGGCTGGCGCATGACGGCCCATCGTTTTGTAGTCGCCATCACCGCCGCTGTAGACGCGTCCGGGACGGAGCAGACGTTTTATGCCGCCACGACAGGCTTTACCACCCGCCCGACCGACACGCCAGCCAACACCGCCATCGGCCCGTACCTGCTCAACCCCGGCAACTATGAGCGCAGCCTGTTCTCTGGCAGTCGGACGTTCGGGGCTGTCAGCAGCAACTATGGCGAGGTGGTGCTTGCTAACCACGCGGGCCAGTTCGACGCGCTGATCGACTATGGGCTGGATGGCCGCACATTCCGGCTGTACTACGGGCCGGAATCGGCAGCGTTTCCGGCAGGCTACACGCTGGTTCTGCAGTGCACGATGTTGTCGGCTGATTTCGGGCTGGATGCGGTGCGCATCAAACTGCGAGACCGGCTGACGTTGCTGGATAAGCCGGTGCTGACGCAGACGTTCGCCGGGACTGGCGGCGTAGAAGGTAGCGGTGATATGGCCGGGAAGCTCAAGCCGAGATTGTTTGGTGATGCCTGGTTCATCCCTCTGGTGTTGCTGGATCGCGCTCTGAATCTGTACTACGTCCAAACGCCCGCGCAACTGATTCCATGGCTTAGGCCAACGGTATTCGATGGCGGAGTGGAGCTAAACCGTGGCAGCGACTACAGCAGTACGTCAGACATGATCAGCACCGCGCCGGAGGAGGGGGATTATCGCTGTTACAACGCTGTGCCGACTTATGTCCGGCTTGGATCAACCCCGGCGTATACCGTTTTTGCAAACAGCAACGGCGGGAGCTTCTCTTTTCAGGACGCAGCAATAGAGTCCGGCATCAGCGATGCGGGGAGCGGCGCCGGCTGGGTCACTAATTGCTACGTGGACGATGCCTCCACCCGATGGATTGATGTACTCAACGAGCAGGCCACGCCGCAGCGTATCGCGTTCGGGTTTAATCGACTGGATCAGTGGCAATCGCTGCAGTTCGCCGCGCCGTCTGGCAGTCCAGTCTACACGTTTGATCGTCACAACTGCCTGAGCATCGTCCGCAGGGCGCCGGAATCAAGCCCGCTGCCCGTCTACCGGGTGCACGCCGTGTCTGGTCGGGTATGGATCAACAGGCCTGTTCTCGCCCCGGCGGCGAATTTGGCCGCGTACCCCTGGATGGCGCGGAACTACAGGACAGACCTGTCGGCCAGCAACGGCATGCAGATTAAGCACAGGCTGGCGGAAGCGGTTGAGATAACCAGCGTCGCCGTCATGTCTCAGCCAGGTGTTGACGATTTTCTGGCCTTGTTCGGCACCCGTCGCGATCAAGTCACCGTCGAAGCCCGGTTTGACCCTGCGTTGCTGACGCTTGATCTGAATAGCGTGGTATCGGTGCAGTGGCCACGATTTGGTTACAACGCGGGGAAGTCGTTTCGGGTGATTGCTCAGCGGGTGGATTTTTCCACAAACCGCCTGCAGTTCACCTTATGGGGGTAATTGATGGCTAAAAACATTTTGATTGGCTGGCCCAACCGCGCGCCCGGCGCGGTGTTGTCTGACGGATCGTGGACGACGCTCGGCAATCTCAATAACAGCGACTACTGGCGCGTTGCCAGATCGACCAATGCCAACACGTCTAGCACCGTTATCAATATCGACATCGGCAGTATACATGCGCTGCGTGCCGTGGCGCTGGCTGCGCACAACCTGAGCGCTAGCGCATCATGGCGCATCAAGCTCGGCACCACTGCCGGCGCCAGCGACATTTACGACAGCGGCAATCAGGCCGTATGGGCGATGGCTTTCGACACAGAGAGCTTCGTCTGGGAGGATCAGTTCTGGTGGGAGGGCGCAACAGCGGGCGACGATTATCAAAACAGTCCGCATCTGGCCTGCTGGCCCCTGCCGAACTGGTACAGCGCGCGCTACGCAAGAATTGAAATTACCGATACAGCCAACCCGGCTGGCTACGTGCAGATTGGCAAGTTATTTGTCGGTGGGGGCGTACAACCCGACATCGGGGTTGGCTACGATGGGCTGTCGGAGTCGTGGACGGACGCCAGCGACCTGGTTACCAGCGCATCGGGGGATGAATCGTTTGTGCCGAAACGCAGATTGCGCCAGGCTCAAGTGAGGTTTGGCCATCTCACCGCCGGGGCGGAATTCCAGGCGCTGTACGAAATGCAACGCCGACAGGGGGTGTCTGGTGAAGTGTTGTTTTTACCGGAGCCGAACAACATTGCAGAGTGTCAGCGGCGCGGGTTTATTGGCCGCCTCTCCGATCTGTCCGCCATCGAATACCCGTATTATCAGCGCCGAGGTCTGGCGCTCCAAATCAAGGAAACGCCATGACACAGGTGACGCTTAACGGCCACGTCTACAGCGACGATGGCTCCGCAGCGAGAGACATGCAGGGCGGAGGCGTGCGCAACTGGCTGCTGCCGATGATGGCAGATGCTGCTGTCGACATAGGTATAGCCAAGGCAGCACAGAGCTATGCATCCCAAGCCAACGCCTGGGCCGATCAGGCCACCGCCTACGCTGCGGCAATTAACGGCACCTCTACCAGCGTAATCGAGCTGGGCGTCGGCTCGAAATCGCTTACCACCCAGACGTATAAGCAATTTTCTGTGGGGCAATATGTAGTCATTGCCTTCACCCCCTCCCCTTCGACTCGCATGTATGGGCAAGTGACTGGTTACACAGCAGCCACCGGGGAATTGGTTGTGGACGTGCAATTGATCTACGGGGCCGGAACTTACGCCAACTGGACAATCGGCGTTGCGGGCGATAGAGGCGTAGAGGGGCCGCCGGCGCGTGCCTACCGGGCCATCAAGGCTGCGAACTATACCGTGTCGGCAGGTGATCACGGCAAGCTGATCGAGTGCACCGCCACCCTGACGTTGTATTTGACTGCTGCGGCCACTATGACGGACGGCTGGTTTTGCTATATCAGCAACACCGGCACGGGGATGGTGACGATTGACCCATCAGGCGCAGAGATGATAAACGGCGCAGCAACGATTTCGTTGCCGGCAGGCTATTCGACCATGTTGCAATGCGACGGATCGAGCTGGCTCAGCATGTGGGCGGTGCCGCAGATCAACAGCAGTCCGGTAACAGCACAGACGGGCGACTACTCGATTGACTACACCGACCGTCAGATAGTGTGCAATCCGGCCTCAGGCAATCAGGTTATTACACTGCCCTCTGCCGTGCCGATGCTCGCTGGCAACGGATTCACCGTTATAAACCGCCACGCCAGCAACACTTTAACCGTCGTGGATAACACCGACGCGCCTTTATATCGACTTCCTCCCCTCTCGGCCGTTGATGTTGGGCTGCAGACCGGCGGCACGCAGGCGGGGACGTGGCTGGTCACCGAATCGCCCGCACCTACACCCGGCGGGATTGTGCGCTCCGGCGCCGTGACAACCCTGCTTGCGTCAAAGGTGTGCCACGCGGTGCAAGCTCTGGGCGGAAACAAGTTTTTACACGTCGCCTCCGGCTCGACGGCCGGAACCTTGCAATTCGTGGTGTCCACCGTGTCCGGGCTGACCATCACCACCGGCACAGCCGTCACGATCAGCGGCGCGGTTGGGGCCTTTGTCCAGCTGCTGCCTGTGACCGGGGGCTATGTAGCGATTTATGCCGATGGAGCGTGGTCTACGCTCTACGCCGTGGCAGTCACTGTCAGCGGTACTACCGTGACGGCGGGTACCCCGGTCACACTGGCTGCAGACAGCGTTTATCCCGATTCGGCGCTCACCCCTAATATCGACTGCTCCACCTCAGGCACGACCGGGGTAGCGGTCTATGCCAGCAGCAACACCACTGTGTCTGCTGTTGCTTTTACTGTATCCGGCACGACGATCACAGCCGGTACGCCGGTTACGCTCTACACTACATCGGGCGGGGTGTCTACGCTGTGGGAGGGGGAGTACTACGGCAGCCACTCGATCAAAATGCTGTCTGCTACCAAAGCGCTCTATGCAGGGTTTGTCAGCGACGGATCGTCTAGCCATTATCACAAGGCGTGTGCCATGACGATTTCCGGCACGGGGATCGCCGCTGGGACGGTAGTGGATTTTGCTACCGGATCAACCTACCGCTCGGCAGCGCGTGGTCTGGCAGCCATCTCCAACTCGGAGGGGGTGGCGGTGCTGGTGGGATACGACAATTACAACACCTATGCCATCAGTCTCGGTGTGTCCGGGCTGACCGTCATCATCGGGGAGCTTAGCGGTGCGCTTGGTGACGCCGGGTTGTCACCCTCGGTAGCCTACCGGCTCCGTCTGCCGCAGATTTCCGGGTCGTATTATCTGGTGGCCCCCGGCACAGCCTCCAACGGAGGGTCGGCAAAAACCATCCTGGCCACCAGCTATCCGACACATTATGCCACGCAGAGTGGCAACACTGGATTGGCAGAGGTGTTGTCAGCAACCGATATCCTGTGTTTCGGCGGGGTTGCGGCGGAAACCGACTGTTTTATCGGCAACATGGTGTATGCCAAACAGGCAGACAGCGACGTTGCAGCCGGCACGCCGACACAAATTAACAGTTGCTCGCCGCAGGCGGTATCGACGGGCACGCGCGAGGCGGTCGTATTTAACGGCGCTACATGTAGCGCATACGTTATCAAATGGAGTCTCTAATATGTGGCAAATTCGCAATGCCGCCGGCGATGTGCTGGCAACGCATGATTCAGTTATTACTGCGTCGGAAGATGATGTATTCGTGGCTTTTGGTCATGTCTGGCTCGATCCGAAGCCTTCAGACGGCGCGTATGTGGCCGAGGTACCAGACCCACCGCCACCGCCACCCGATTACAGCGCTCTGGCGGACACGCACTGGCAGGCCATCAAGGCCGAACGCGATAGTCGCACACAGCAAGGCGGCTACCAAGTGGACGGGAAATGGTTTCACTCTGACACATTCAGCCGCACGCAGCAGATGGCGCTAGTCATGATGGGTGCAGGCATTCCCGGCGGGCTGCTGTGGAAAACGATGGATGGCTCGTTTGTGACGATGACGCAGACGCTTGCCGGCCAGGTGTTCGCAGCAGCAGCCGCCAGCGACGCTGCGCTATTCGCTCGGGCAGAACAGATCAAAGCCGTAATGGAAGCTGACCCGGTTAATTTTAGTCTTGCCAGCCAAACATGGCCGGCAGTGTTCGGGGAGTAGCCATGAGCGTCCAGCTTGCTCTCTACAAGGGGCGAGGCACGCTGTTTAACGCGCTGATCCGCTGGTGGACTGGCAGCCAGTACAGTCACTGCGAGCTGGTGATTCACGGAGTGTGTTTTTCCAGCTCCGTTCGTGACGGCGGCGTGCGTGGCAAGGTCATGGCGCTGCCGTCGCATTCGTGGGACGTGATCGATCTTCCGTGGGCTGACGAATACGCCGCGCAGCAGTGGTTCGACCAGCACGCGTGCGACAAGTACGGCTGGCGCGACCTGCTGCTGTGCCAGCTGCTCGGTATGCGCCGCGATGGGCGTGGCGTGTTTTGCTCCGAAGCCTGTGCTGCTGCGCTCGGCCTGCCTGATCCGACCAAATACGG